GCTATATTTATAGTTATCCATAATTAGAGCAAGGGGGTCTAATAGATATAGATATTAATATTAATTAAATGAAAGGGAGAAAAAAAATACCTACAGAATTAAAAAAAGTCAGAGGAACTTTAAGAAAATCTAGAGAGCTTGAGAATCCTATGGAAGTTAAAAAAGTTGAAGTCATGCCTCTGGCTTCTGACTGGCTTTCTCCTATTGGAAAGGAGCAATTTAATATAGTAGTTAATCAGCTTAATTCTTTGGGGATGCTTTATGAAGTTGATTTAAAATTGATTGAGGCTTATAGTAATAGCATAGCTTTACATATAGAATCAGAGCAAAAATTAAGAGAGGTAGGGAGGATTCAAATATACAGAGATGAAGATGGAAACCCTAAACATGCTCAAATAACTCCCCTCCAAACTATATCAAAACAAGCTCTAGAATCAGCTTTAAAATTGGCTGTACAATTTGGTTTTACTCCCTCATCTCGGACTAAAATTTCAGCTCCTCAAAAGTTAGAAATTAAAGACAATGAGTTTAATTTTTTTGATTAATGTTAATATTTTACACAATAAAAAATAGGTTAAAAAAGTTAATCTCTAACAGAGGTAATTTAATTATCTTTTTACTTTAATACCAATATACTATAAAACCTCTAAAGGCTCTTAGAAGTCAAAAAAAGAGGTTTAAAATTGATTTAATAAAATGGCTAAAAAATATATTTTTGATGAAAAAAAAGCTCTTAGAGCTACAGCATTTATAGAGAAATTTCTTACTCATACTAAAGGCGAACTAGGTGGAAAGCCATTTATTTTGGCAGAGTTTCAAAAAGAAAAAATCATTAAACCTTTGTTCGGATGGGTAGATAAAAAAGGACTTAGAAAATATAGAAGCTGTTATATTGAAATTCCTAGAAAAAATGGAAAGAGTAACCTAGCTTCTGCTATTGCTTTATATTGTTTATTTTCGGATGGAGAGATAGGAGCTGAAGTCATTAGCTGTGCATCTTCAAGGTCTCAAGCAAATATCTGCTTTAGCATAGCGAAGCAAATGGTCATTAATAATCCAGAATTAAATAAGAGAGCTAAAGTATTTAGAAACTCTATAACGATAGAAGATAAGGGAAGCTATTATAAGTCTATTTCTGCTGAGAGTAATACAGCTCATGGAATGAATATTAGTTGCTGTGTATTTGATGAGCTTCATGCCATGCCTAATAGAGAGCTTTGGGATGTTATAAATACAAGTACTGGAGCAAGGAGACAACCTTTAATTGTTACTCTTACTACTGCTGGATTTGATAAACAATCTGTTTGCTATGAGGTTTCACAATATGCAACAAAGGTAAGAGATGGAATTATAAAAGATGAAACATTCCTCCCAGTATTATACAGAGCTGAGATAGATGATGACTGGAAGTCTGAAGAAATTTGGAAGAAAGCTAATCCAGCATATAATACAATAATTAAAAAGGAATATTTTAAACAGCAATTTAACAAAGCTATGAACACTCCATCTTTTATAAATACTTTTAAAAGGCTTCATTTAAACTGCTGGACTGGCTCTGAGACTGCATGGCTTACAGATGAGGAGTGGATGGGATGTAATGTAAATCCTATAGACTTAAAAAGACTTGAGGGGAGAGAGTGTTATGCTGGACTAGACTTAGCATCTATAAGAGATATAACAGCTCTAGTTTTAGTCTTTCCTGATGATGATGAGAATTTTGATATAGTGCCTTTCTTATTTGTGCCTCAATCTAAAGTAGAGCAAAGATTAGGAGTAGATGGAGTAGACTATAGAGCATGGGTAGACTCTGGATTTATAATAATGACTGAGGGAAATGTGCAAGACTATAACTTTATCCAGTCTAAATATATTGAGTTAGCTGATAGATTTAATATTGTTAGCTGTGCATTTGATAGATGGAACTCTAGTCAGTTAGTAATTAATCTGATGAATGAGGGAGCTAAGATGAATCCTATAGGGATGGGATTTGTTTCTCAGTCTACTCCTACAAAATGGCTAGAATCATTAGTCTTAGATAAAAAGTTAAATCATGGAGGACATCCAGTTTTAAGGTGGATGATGTCAAATGTAACTCTCCAGACTGACCCAGCTGGAAATATTAAAATAAACAAGGGCAAATCAAAAGATAAAATAGATGGAATCGCTGGACTTATTATGGCATTAGCTGAATATATGAACACTTTAGAGACTGATGGAGACTCTGTTTATGAGGATAGAGGTCTTACTTTTGTCTAAATTTATCCTATTAAATACCTAAAAAGTAAAAAATTTAAAAAAACTTTTAAAAAATTTAACAGAGGTAAGAGTAAAATAATTAATCTTTATTTACTTTTAAGGTAGGTTATATGTCAAAAAGAGTTATATTTACATATATTTAAAAACTTAAAATTAAAATATTATGAATCAAGTAACAAAAATCGGAAACTATTTTCAAGTAATAACTAATAATGGAGATGTAATTAGTAAAAGATATAGAACAGAAAACGGAGCTGTTAAGCAATTAAATAAAATTAATCAAATGGAGGGATATTAATCCCCCATTTTAAAACTTAAAATATACAACTATGAAAAATCAATTTAATATAAAAGAATTACAATTAATCCAAGATTTGATTTTTGATTGGAAATTTCAAAGAGATGTTAATAATCAGTTAACTATATCAGAGGATAAAAAAGATTTAATAGATGAAATAGGCATAAAATTATCAATTAAAATAATACAACAAAAAAAATCATTATAAATAACAACAAAGGGGGAGATTTTCTCCCCCATTTTAAAACTAAAACTATACAACTATGAAAGAAACTCACTACACTAGAGCCTTAATGTACCTTAAAAAATATGGCTCTATAACTTCTCTGGAGGCATTTAGAGACTTAGGAAATACTAGACTATCAGCTACTATATACAATCTTAGAAAGGATGGATATAGAATTTCTAGCAATACTATTTCAGTCCCTACTAGATGGGGAGATGAGACTCATGTTACAAAATATATATTAACTAAAAATTTATAAATTATGATTATTTATATAGTACAATATGAATCCATTAAGGATGGATATAAAGTGGAGGGATATGCTAATAGAAAGAAAGCTATTAGCAAAATAAGTCATTTAAATAAAGAGCATAGAAAGTCTATTAATGAATTAAAAAAAGCTCCCAATTTAATTGAAAGAGATTTCCCTATAAGTAAAAAAGGATTATTAACAGCTATAAATTATATTTAATATGACTAATCAAAAATTTAGATTCTGCTGTAGTTGTCAGAGAGTTTCTCTTATTAAAGTGGATGGATGCTTTGTATGTGGCTCAAATTTTATAATAGATGGATTAAAAACTGAAGCTTATTTAGAAGATATTAAGCAATTTAATAACTCTAAAAAAGATAAAATTTCCATATAAATTACCTTAAAAGAAAAAAAATTAAAAAAAACTTAACAGAGGTAAAGATATTTATTTTAACTTTTTAAGTACATTTGAGGTCAAAATACTTGCATAGTAATTTAATCTAAATTATATTAGCTGTATAATTAACAATAACTTAAAATATACAAAATGAAAAAATTAAGCATATCTAAACTACCAAGCTATTTTACAAGAAATAGAACATTAGAAACTTTACTATCACAAGAATTAACAAAAAAAGGATATGCATTTTCAGAAGCTCAATTAGTTTTTATTTGTAATACTTCGCACAAATTTACAAATGGTAAGACTTTTAATAATTGGATTCCAAGTTATAGAAATATTGATTTAATGGTAGAGAATTTTTTAGAGTATAGACTATTAAACAAATATGAATCAGACTTTAATCAATTTTGAAATAAAATAAATTAATAACTGGGAGGAGTGTAAAAGCTCCTCCTTTTTTAAAACAGAAATAATAATTTAAATAATTTAAAAATGAGAAAATTAGTAACATTAGAAAAAAAGAATTTTATAAAAAAAGAATATGTAGAGGCAAAAGATATTTTGTGTGAATATGATTTAATTATGTATTTATTAGATGACTCATTATTTGAGCAAGGAGATATAAAAGAACTTATAGAAGTTAGTAAATATGTTTTTAGAGATTTATATCCTGAAAGTGTAGGCTTCAAAAAAGATAGTCAAAATTTATATATTAAGCAATCAGTAATAGAAGCTCATAACGATTGGATAGAAAATAATTATTCATATTTATAAATAATAATTAAATAAACAGAATTAAGAAAGGGGATAGAAATATCCTCTTTTTTTTTTCTATCTTTGTTAGTAATACTTAAAACTATATGGGATTATTAGATTTTTTTAAAACAGAAAAAAGAAGTTCAAACTTTTTAAGCTCTGCCACTATGTTTGGGAATAATAGTGGAGTTAGTGTATCTGAACAATCTTCTGTAGGTTTGACAGCTGTTTGGGCTTCTGTAAGGCTTTTAAGTGAGACTATTGCATCTATGCCCTTAAATCTATATAAAATGGATAAGAATGGCTCTAAGAGCATAGATTATCCTAATCCTCTAAATTCTTTAGTATCTACAGCTCCCTCTCCTAATTATACATCTTATAAATTTATAGAGAGTATGATGATAAATCTTTTACTCTATGGGAATGCTTATGCTAAAATTAAAAGAAATGGAGGAGCTAGACCAATAGAATTAGAAATATTAAATCCTGAAAATGTAGAGCCTTGCAAAAATGAATCAGATGGATTAATATATTATAAGATAAAAGACTCTGAGACTTTAAGCGATAAGGAGATTTTTCATGTGGTGGGATTCTCTTATGATGGAATAAAGGGAAAGTCTCCTATACAAGCTTGTCAAGAAGCTCTAGGGATAGGAATGGCATCTCAAGAATTTGGAGCTAATTTTTTCGGTAGAGGAGCAAATCTCTCAGGAGTTTTAGAGCATCCATCTAGGCTCTCTGATGATGCTTCTAATAGACTTAGACAGAGCTGGAATCAGAGATTTTCTGGAATACATAACAGCCATCAAACAGCTATCCTAGAGGAGGGAGTAAAATTCAAGCCTATTGGGATGCCTTTAGCAGATGCTCAATTTATAGAAACTAGAAGATTCAGCGTTGAGGAAGTAGCTAGAATCTTTAGAGTGCCTAATCATTTAATTAATGATTTAACTTCTGCAACTTACTCAAATATAGAACAGCAGTCTCTAGAATTTGCTAAATACAGCCTAACTCCTTATCTTATAAATTGGGAGCAAGAGCTTAACAGAAAATTATTATCTAATAGAGAACTTTCTTCTCATTTCTTTAAATTCCAGACTAAAGAGCTTTTAAGAGCTGATGCAGATTCTAGAGCTGATTATTATAGGAAATTATTTGAGATAGGAGTTTTATCTCCTAATGAGATTAGGACTATGGAGAATATGAATAAAATAGATAAGGATGGGGATGAGTATTTTGTCCCTCTTAACTTAGGGCAATTAGGCTCTAATAATAATACTGACAATGAAACAGAATAAACCAGAAAATATAGAGGTTAGAAATTTTGAAGCCTCAGAATTAAGGATAGAAAATAAAGAATCTAGAGAAGTGGTAGGATATGGAAGCGTATTCAATTCACTATCTGAGAATCTCGGAGGATTTAGAGAGAGAATAGATGAGAGAGCTTTTGATGATGTGTTAGAAAATGATGTAAGGGCATTATTTAACCATGATAGCAATTATATTCTCGGTCGTACCACAGCTAGAACTCTATCTCTATCAGTAGATGAGAAAGGATTAAGATACTCAGTAAATATACCTGAGACATCTCATGGGGATGATTTAATGATTTCTCTAGATAGAGGAGATATTACACAAAATAGCTTTGGATTTATAGTAG